CGAAGGGAGAGATAACTTTGGAGTTATCGGATTACAACCCTTCTGTATCTGGGCAGATGCACACACAATAAGCGCTCACGATGAAGTAATTACGATCACTCGAGACGCAACTAATAGTGTACGAAAATTCCAATATGGATTAGATAAGTTTAATACTATCTGCGTTAAAAATTTAGAAGAAGCAAGAAAATTAGAAAACAACAGCGCTGACTTTGGAGGCTTGTACTGTGTAGATTTCAGTACTAAAAACCTTTATAGATATACTGTAAAAATCGGAAACAAAACTAGACTCGAGAGGATCTTGAATACTTATGTAACTGGACTACCTTGGTTTTACAGCTATAGTGGTATGGTAAATAAGAACGGCATTTGGCGAGGTGACTTAAACACGTTAAATGACAATCCAAGTGGCCAAGGCTACTAGGACGCGTATACATCGCAAGGAGTACTTTTTAGTACGATAGGAGATAAGTATGTTAGGATTCTTTGAATGGTTAACAGCTTGGATAGCAGTATTACCTACAGTGGTAATGATCTGTTCTCTAATAGCAGCTTTGACTCCAACCCCTATAGACGACGGTTGGATGAAGAAAGTCTACAAGCTAGTAGACTGGTTTGCCTTAAATGTTGGTAAAGCTAAAGACAAATAACATTTCGGGGGTATAGTGGGCTGAAACGCCCACTATGCATTGAGGAGATTCAATGGCAAGAAAAAGAAAGAAGGCCGCCAAAAAGCGACCAGTACCTACAAACCCTACTCTTTACGCTAGAGTAAAAGCACAAGCAAAGAGAAAGTTTAAGGTATACCCATCAGCATATGCTAATGGATGGCTAGTAAAAACTTACAAAGCCAAAGGCGGAAGGTATCGTATGGGTACTGGACGTAAGAGGAAGTAATGGCAAAACCTAAAGGTGGATTAACTAAATGGTTTAAAGAAGGATGGGTAGACATCTCTCGTAAGAGAAAAGGTGGTGGACATCCTCCGTGTGGAAGAAAATCTGCACGAGGCAAGGGAGGCTATCCCAAGTGTGTACCAGCTAGTAAAGCCCGTAGAATGACTTCGGCGCAGAAACGATCTGCAGTAACACGCAAAAGGAGAGCAGGTAATCCTGGTGGCAAACCAAGAAACGTATCTACTTTTGTAAAAAGAAAAAGAAGAACAACTAAAAGAAGGAGAAAGTAAGATGACCAATCGTGCACTTGAGCAAAAGTTTGAGATGACACAAAGGTTAGCACAGATTGAGATATCAGTGGCGGCTCTTATAATAAAAAGACGTCGAACACTTACTAATCTAATAAAACTGAAAAATTACGCAACTATGCAGGAGTGTGATTTTCGAGATAAGCAACTACAAAAGCTTATAGGAGAGAAAAATGGCTAGAACAGGATCATTTTTAAGCGGACCTACTGGTGTACATGGTACTCAGAAAATTCGTAAACATAAACTAAAAAGAGGGCTCACCAGAGACTTAAACTCAGCAGCAGGAAATTTTGTTAATACAAAAAGCCCTATGTCTAGTGCAGCAGGTTTCTATGGAGCAGCTCCAAAAGCAATCGGACCAAGATTTGGCAAAACAGTCAAACCTAAGTCAGCAAGATTTGGCAAACGAACAGCGGGAAGAATATTACCTAGAAGGAGATAATCATGCCACGTAAACGTGACCCACGGCTAAAAAGAGCAGGTGTAAGAGGATTCAATAAGCCCAAACGAACACCTGGACATAGAACTAAGTCACACATAGTGGTGGCAAAAGTTGGAAGTAAAATAAAAACTATTCGTTTTGGACAGAAAGGAGCTAAGACAGCAGGGAAACCAAAAGCTGGAGAGTCTCGCAGAATGAAGATGAAACGTAAGAGTTTTAAAGCTAGACATAGAAGGAATATTGCTAGAGGCAAAATGTCAGCAGCTTATTGGGCAAATAAAGTTAAATGGTAAAAAGGAGATAACATGGGTATACCCACTACTGATGGAAGAAAAGTATGGTTAGATGAAAGTCAAATCCATGCACATAAATTTTTAAGCAAAATGTTAAGTGTCGAAGAACAACGTCAACTATCATCTGCAGAAAAGAATTTAAAACAGATGTCAGCCTCCTTTTTATACCTTTACGAAAAAGCCGCAAATGCAGGTCTTTTAGATGAGACCGATGAACTATTAACATTTTTTAATGAGACTATACATTGATAACACTAAGTAGAAAAGATATACTCAGCAATGAGTTAATGTCTTTTGATGAAAACAAATTCATAAAATTACCTATAGATAGTTATATGGAGTTGCTTGGAGTTAATCCAAATAGTTCCCAGACAGCATTAATCAATGCTATCAACAATCCTAAGTACCGTTTTGTTTGTGCTGCGATTTCTCGTAGACAAGGTAAAACTTATATTGCAAACATAATAGGTCAATTAATCACTTTAGTACCTGGTTCTAATGTACTACTGATGTCCCCTAACTATTCATTGTCTCAAATTTCTTTTGAATTACAAAGACAATTAATAAAGCACTTCGATCTAGAAGTTACTCGAGATAATGCAAAAGATAAAGTTATTGAGCTTTCAAACGGCTCTACAATACGTATGGGTTCTGTTAACCAAGTGGATTCGGTTGTGGGTAGGTCTTATGATCTCATCATATTCGACGAAGCAGCCCTTGTTGACGGCAAGGATGCTTTCAATGTTGCGCTCAGGCCCACACTAGACAAAGCAAACTCTAAAGCAATCTTTATATCTACTCCAAGGGGTAGAAATAACTGGTTTGCAGAGTTTTGGCACAGAGGATTCAGTGACGAGTTTCCAGAATGGGCATCAGTTAGAGCAACTTATCACGAAAACCCACGACTATCCGAATCAGATATAACAGAAGCTAAAAGAACTATGTCAGAAGCTGAGTTTAACCAAGAGTATATGGCTGACTTCAATGTATTTGAAGGACAAGTATGGGCATTTGACCATGAAACTCAAATTATGGACTTATCAGAGATAGAAACTGGAAGAATGGACATATTTGCAGGAATGGACGTAGGATATAAAGACCCTACCGCATTCTGCGTTATAGCATATGACTGGGATGCTCAAAAATTCTACTTAGTAGATGAGTACTTAGACTCAGAAAGGACTACAGAACAGCACGCTATTGAAATCCAGAAACTTATTCAAAAATGGGAGATAGATTATATCTACATTGACTCTGCTGCTCAACAAACACGATTCGATTTTGCACAAAACTATGACATTTCCACTATTAATGCCAAAAAGTCAGTACTAGATGGTATAGGATGTGTGGCTACTGTAGTAGATAACAATCAATTATTCGTGCATCAAGGATGTAAAGAGTCTCTACTGTGTTTAGACCAATATCAGTGGGATCCTAATCCTAATTTATTAAGAGAAAAACCTAAACATAATTATGCTTCTCACATGGCAGACGCGCTACGATATGCAATATATTCGTTTGAAACAAGCGCCACTACATTCTAATTATACCTATCAAAAATAGTTCTTGACATGAGTTTAAAATTACGATATAATTCTATTATACGAGTAGGTTTATGACTTTAAGAAGAGATTTAGTTAAATATGTTCGTGACAAGGCCAAGTCTAAATATAAAAAAGGAACGGATTGTTACATTTGCGGGAGTACAGAGAATCTGGACTTTCATCACTACAACGGATTAACCGAGTTACTAGAATGGTGGATGAAAAAACAAAACATCACCATAAAAACTGAAGAAGAAATACTAGCACTTCGTGAAACTTTCATAAAAGAAAATTATGACGAAGTATATAACCAAGCTGTTACTTTATGTCATATGCATCACATGAGATTGCATACAATATACGGAAAACGACCCAAATTAATGACAGCAACAAGACAACAAAGATGGGTGGAGATACAAAGAGACAAATATGGCATGGTATGATAGATTTATAGGCAGAAGCGAAGAGGTTAAAGAAAACCCTGCGCAATATGTTATATCTCGTGACCAAGGTACCACAATTGATAGTCGCGAAAGAATCCATACGTATAGAAACGCTTACGAACAACTAGAAGTAGTAAATAGAGCAGTCAACATGATTGTAGACGACTCTTCTGAAGTACCTTATGATGTTGGTGAGAAAATTCAAGGTATAACGCCTGTTAAAAAAGAAGTTAGAAGAACTAGAGTCGACCTACTGTTAAACAAAGAACCAAATCCATTTCAAGATGTAAGCACATTTAAAAGAAATCTCTTAATAGACTTACTAATTGATGGAAATATATTTGTTTATTACGATGGTAGACATCTTTATCATCTTCCAGCGGAGCATGTAACTATACATAGTGATGATAATACTTATATAGAAAAGTTTACATATGATAACACTATAGATTACAAACCTTCAGAAATTATACATATTAAAGAAAACAGTTTTAACTCTATTTATAGAGGAGTACCTAGACTCAAACCAGCACTAAGAACTATGCAGTTATTAGCAAGTATGAGAAACTTCCAGGATAACTTCTTTAAAAATGGAGCAGTACCAGGATTGGTACTAAAGTCACCAAACACTCTTTCCGAAAAAATCAAAGAAAGAATGTTACAGGCTTGGGTTGCTAGATACAATCCTCAGTCAGGTGGGAGAAGACCATTGTTTTTAGACGGTGGTTTAGAAGTGGAAAACTTAACGGAAATTAATTTTAAGAATTTAGACTTTCAAGAAGGCATAGCCTCTAATGAAAAGATTATTCTTGAAGCGTTAGGTATACCACCAATCTTGATGGATAGTGGCAATAATGCTAACATTAGGCCAAATCACAGATTGTATTATTTAGAAACCATACTACCAATCACAAATAAGATTAAGTATGCTTTCGAGAGATACTTCGGTTTCAAACTTGATGAAAATATTGCAGGTATTCCTGCTTTACAGCCAGAGTTAAGAGACCAAGCAAGTTATTTTGCTACTCTAGTTAATTCTGGTATTATGACACCGAATGAAGCAAGGGAGGCACTAAGACTTGAAGAAATCACAGGATTTGATCAGCCAAGAGTTCCTGCAAATATCGCAGGTTCAGCCTCAAATCCAGAAGAAGGCGGCAGACCTCAAGAGGCCGCGCCAAGCGAGGAAGAATAATTATGACAAAAGACATGATGGTAAAGGCTTTATCCGATTTCATAGCCAGCAAAGGCGTTGAGACAATGGATTTAGTAACATATAAAAGCTTCGGCAACGATGTACCTGTGAAAGACTTTATGCTTAGACGAGCATTTGGGTCTTGGAATAGAGTATGTGCAGTTGTCAAAAAACGATATCCTGTCCAAGTAGTAGTGAAGGTAGCACCTAAGAAGGTAGCTCCTAAGAAAAAAGTAACTGCTAAAAAGGAAGTTAAAGATGTCAAAAAGTAACGAAAAGATATATCAATGGACTAGCACTTTTAAATCATTAGGTGAAACTGATGATGGTGGAATTAATATTAAAGGTTCTGCAAGTACAAATGGACTAGATAGAGCTGGTGATATTATCGAAAGCGAAGCGTGGATGAAAGGTGGATTGGAAAACTTTAAAGGTAATCCAATTATTCTTTTTAACCATGACTATAATAAACCAATCGGCAGAGCCACTGGTTTAGAAGTGACCGATAAAGGCTTGGAAATATCTGCAAAGATATCAAAAGCAGCAGGTGATATAACCCAATTAGTTAAAGATGGTGTCCTCGGAGCATTTTCAGTAGGATTCAGATGTAAAGACTCTGAATATATGACTGATACCGATGGGTACAAAATAAAAGACGCGGAACTATTTGAAGTGTCTGTAGTATCAGTGCCTTGCAACCAAGGGGCAACCTTTGGATTAGCAAAGTCATTTGATAGTATGGATGAATACAGAAAGTACCAAAAAGAAATTTTACAGGCTAACTCAACCGCAGCAGCAGACGCTGTTAAAATTGAGCAGCCAAGCGAGGAGAAATCCTCATCAACGGAGACTGATATGTCAGAAGAAAGAAAATCTCCTGAAACTTCAATCGACCTTGAAGCATTTGCAAAAAAAGTAGCAGAAGATACTGCGACTAAAATTGCAATGAAGCAAGCCGAAGCAAAGGCAGCTGAAGTAAAGCAAGTACAAGAGCAGGCTGAAAAGCTAGCTCAAGTAGAAGCTGAAGAAAAAGCTGCTCAAGAAGCAAAACAGGAAGAAACAAAGACTATAGTGGAAGCAGGTTTAACAGGAGCTGAAAAGCTAATGAACGACCTAGAAACTAGAGTCAATGAAAAGAATGAAGATCTGAAAACAGTTGTCGATTCCCTTGAAAAACAATTAGCAGAAAAATCTGAAGAAATCATGAGTATTCGTGATTCTAAAAGACATTTTGCTGATAGACAAGGAAACGGTAATTGGAAGAAGGAATTCGAAAACGATATTATTGATGCAAAATTTGCTGGTTTAGCTACTGGGAAAGGATGGGACAATGACTACTCAAAATCAATTATGCAAAAAGTGAACGAACACTCAGGTGTTCAAGTATCTTCAGCAGACTTTGAGCAAATCGTTTCAACAAATATTGAAAGAGATATTCAAAACGAGCTAGTCTTAGCGCCTCTATTTAGAGAAATTGCTATGACTTCTGCTAATATGATTATCCCAATCATGCCAGATGCTGGTTATGCTGAATTTGCTTCAGCTCAAACAGCTTCAGGTAGTTCACCACATGGTAACTTAGCCCAAAGAGGCGACACATTAGGTTCACCTTACGGTGGTGTAGACTTAGCTGAAAGAACACTTTCAACAGTTAAGTTGATTTCACAATCATACTTAGGTAATGAGACTGAAGAAGATGCAATCATGCCAATACTTCCTTTAATTAGAGAGTCAATGGTAAGATCACACGCAAGAAGTATCGAAAATGCTATTTTAGCTGGTAACCACGACAATGGTGTTTATTCATCAGGAGCGTTTGCTGGGCTATTAAATATGGCTGACGGTGATAACCACGAAACTTCAGACGGTGCTTCTGGATTCGCAGCAACTGATGCAGTTACAGCAGCTGACCTATTAGCCATGAGAAAGAACATGGGTAAATATGGTATCAATCCTTCAGAAATTGTTTACATTGTCTCACAAGACGTGTACTACAACTTACTAGAAGATGCTGAGTTCCAAGATGCTAACCTAGTTGGCGACATGGCAACAAAACTATCAGGCGAAATCGGACAAGTATTCGGATCAAGAGTAATCATGTGTGATGAATTCGCAACTAAAGCAGCTGGTAAATATGGCGCAATCGCTGTATACCCAAGAAACTATGTAATGCCAAGATGAAGAGGTGTTACAATAGAATCTGACTACGAAGTAGCTAATCAAAGAAGAGTCCTAGTGGCTTCTCAGAGATTAGGATTCACTGACTTAATTGACGGTGCAACTTCTAAGTGGGCATTTGCTTATAAAGGTAGCTAATACCTAATTACGGTTTTTGGTGGGTTACCTATAACCCACCACTTTATTATGGCAGATTTAATTACAGTAGCAGAATACAAAGATGCAGAGGGTCTCAGAGGAGAGAAGGATGACGACCGTCTTGCAGTTATAGTACCTCAGGTATCTGACTTAGTAAAGAAATATTGTGGAATAAGTTTTATAGATTTTTATAGCACAAGCAAAGTTGAGACTTTCTCAATGAACGATACAGCGACAACAACCGTAATTACGAGTGAGAGTCCGCTAGTAGAGGTTTCAAAAGTAGAAGAAAGAACAGCTTACTCAGAACCTTATGTAGAATTGACGACAGGTAACTATGAATACTATGTTGATACTGAATCTGATGCGATAATCAGAACACATACGAGTGGAAATCCCAAAAATTGGGCAAAAGGTATGGGGGCAGTCAGAATTACATACAAAGCTGGATATGCCACTACTCCTAAAGATTTACAATTAGCACTCTTTGACTTAGTAAATTACTATATGAGAGACGAACACAAAGAAAGAAGAACATTAGGTGGCGCGCAAGTACAAAATCAAGGAACTTCGGGTATAAGAAATTCTTAAGATTTTCAAGAACACATAAAAAGAGTACTGGATTTATATAGAGTAGTAATTTAATGGCTCTTGATACAATGTTTGGAGAAATTGATAAATTTCTCGCACATTATCCAGGGTCTAAAGTATCTACAAAGAATCAGAGTAAAAGATATATTACAGAAAGCTTTTATACTCAAGAATGGATAGTTAATTATATTGTAACAGAAGTAGCACTATATTTGAGAAAACAACCTAGAGGATTAAATGCTAAAGAATGGCGACTAATAAAACCTAGATTAGAAAGAATAGCGGCGCAGGGTTACACTAAAAGAATGGGTGTGAACTTGTTAAAAGGGAAGTACAAATCTGCAGGATTTGATGTTTTAGCAAGTACTCTAAAAAAGGATAAAGCTACGGGAGTTGATTTACCTATAGACAGAAGGTACGATCCATCTGCTGGTAATCAAGTTACTATTCATTCTCAAGGTAGAGACTATAAAGTAAGATTTTATCAAAATTTTACTATGTATAAGTCACCTTCAGACG